AATAAAGGAAGAAACTTTCTTCATCCCTTCATCGGAGTGAGTCCAGTAAGAGTCTATGATAATTTTCTTCCAAGCCTTACCACCCTTATCTTGAGCTTTTGTTAACCACTTTTCTGCCTGATCTATATTGATCTCTCTCACACAACCCACAGACATTTTAAAATCTTTGTCTAAGGGGTCGCTGATATCAACATCATTATCATCCTTAGCATACTTTGTAAGTAAAACATTACGTTCTTGAACAGCCTCAACATATGTTACATATTCTTCATCAGTCTCTTTTCTGGGGGAATTATCGTACTCTTTTCCTTTCTTCCTTACAGTCCAGAAGCAAGGTTTATAGAGAACATCCTCCGCAGTTTTTGTATTATCATAAGAAGTCGTGCCGATATGTAACAACGTGCCAAGACCCTCAAGTGTAGCCTCTACAATCGCTGGTAGATTCATAATATATATCCTTTGATTAGGTTAGAATATAAAATCCTAGCCTTATCAAGGTATATCATCTTTTAGGTGTTTGATGGTTCAGGTAAATGCCAGTCACATTATTACCTATGCTCAAACCCTCTTTTCAGTGAGGTGATAGCGGTCACCTAATTCTGGCCTCGCACATTGTTGCTATATGTATCTCTTCTTCGATACCCTAAGCCTCTCACTTACTTGAGATCAGAATGTCTCTTCTGAGCTGTAGAGAGAATACCATGCGAACATTAACCTCAGATGAATTCAGGATTAATTAAATTTAATATATCAAAGGGGTCACGCTTCGTTATGTTTCATGGTATATAGCGTTTGAATCAGAAAGCATGCTTGTTTCAGAGCGTTGTGTTTCGGGTTATATAACGAAAATAAATCGGGGGTACTACACGCATCCAAGTTTATGGAAATATAGAAAAAAAATAATATAATACATGACTTACATTCTCTTACATTGTATTACAAACACCAAAACTACCATAACATTATGTTAATGTGTGGTATAGTGCGTACGGGTCGGTTTTATGTGTGTCAGGGAGAGAGTATATGAAAATATTTTTTTGGATATTAGGGGGAGCGGTGGCTATTGGGTTTAGTTTGTTTGTTGCTTATATTATAGTTATGTCGAGGATACATTGATATGGATGTGTTAGGTATATGGAATGACTTGGGTTATATCGAAGGGTTTTTGTTTTCGTTATGGATAGGACTTATGTATTGGGGAAAGTGTTGGGTCGATGCTAAATTTAAGTGAGGTATTATTACAAGGGATATCTAATAAATTGGATAAATTACTGGACTTGATGAAAGAACTTATTAGAATGCTTGGTAAGAAAATTAATAAGGATGGGTTTTGAGGAGAAGGAATAATGGGTGTATATAAAGGTTGGAAAAAAGCCGAAGAAATTATAAAGAAATGGAGGGATATGCGGAGCAGTATTATAAAAAATAGTAGAGGACCTGATACTGTAATGCACCAAGCTGAGACAAATGATGTGGGCGAGGCTGTACAAAAAACTATAGGAGAGTTAGAGATTCTTGACATGAATAAGGATCAATTTAAAGCTGCACAAGCCTTTAAAGAAGCACTATCCAAGACCAAGGAAATTAAACCTAAAAAGAGCAGAGATTTACAAAGGCAGAAGGAAGCAAAGAGTTTTAAACCTGCATTTGATCTAAAAAAGTGGTCTGAGACAACACAACAGCAAAGAGAACAGGTGCGAAGGCAACAAAAACACTTTAATAGAGCAGCTAAGGGTGCTACTGATAATTAAAAACTAGGGGGAACTATGACACAAACAATTGTAAAAAAATTAAGCACCCGTCATCAACTAATGATGTATGATATGGTTTTTAATGGGATGGGGAGTAAGGAAGTTGCTGATAAACATGGCTTAACATTGGCTCGACTTAATGTTCTTAGGCGGAGTCCGTTGTGGATAAAGGAGGAGGATAAGGTTAAGAGGGAAGTGTTGGCGGATCATAAGGAAAAACTCGGACACATGATTCCAAAGGCTATGGATACCTTGAATGAGGTTGTTGGTTCGACCTATGTTGTTAAGGATGAGAAGGGTGAGGAGAAGGTTGTTATGACACCACCAGCGACTAGGGTTCAGGCTGCTGCTCAAATATTAGATAGGACAGGAATGAAGGAACAAGATCTAGGACAAACGGGTGGCGTTACCATCCAACTATACGCCCCTGGCTATGCTACTGACGATGGTAAGGGTAAAATTATTGATGTAGAGATTGAGGAGAAAGATAATGCCCGTTAAATATGAAAATGGAAAAAAAGTACATCTTCCATATCCTGATAAGAATAAAAAAGGAAAATTAACAAGTTCTGAAGGTAAGAAAATATCGAAACGCATAACGGGGCGGGTTTCTCCTATATCTGGCAAGACACGGGCTAATATTCTAGACAAGGCATTGAGTATGGCAGATAAAGCAGATGTAGCTACCTCCATAGCAGTACCAGCTAAAGGATTGGTTAGTTTTGGTGCGAAGAAAGCGATAGCTAAGATGATAGGGTTTGGAGCAATTCCTGCAGTCGTAACAGAAGCAGGAAAAATAAAACATGCTAAAGCTTATGCAGCTATGAAATTAGGAAAAGGTCAAAAAGCAGTTATACGAAAGATAGAAGGACTAACAGATATACTTAAAAAAAATCCAAAAAGATTTGACAAGATTGATAAGGATGAAATGGATATAGCAGGTGCTCAAGCTATACTTAACCCAAAAAATAAACCTGAATTAGACTACGGAAAGTTAGCAACGGCTGGAAAGTTAAAATTGGCACAGATATTTGAAGCAGTAAGAACTAAAACCAAGTTTAGTAAGGTCGATGTCCATGGGACAAATAAAGAATTAAGAAAGACTCTAGAAGGTACGGCTGGCGTTAGACAAAAAGAGAGGACTATAAGTAAAGCAAGACAAGGTGTATTCAATTCTGAAAATACAGGTAAATTAAAGAAGATTTGGAAGAAAAAGAAATGAGAGGGATAGATGGACAAGTTTGATGGGGGCGGGTCTATTTTAAAGGAAAATTTCACAAAACGGGTGCGTGAACTTGTGGACAAGAGAGATAAGCCTTTCGAGAAGTGTCTTGAGTGGTGTGCAGGTTTGGGAGAGATTGGTAGAGATTTACTTAACAAAAAATTAATTAAGAAATTAGTTCTTCTTGATATAAATAAAAAGGCTCTGGATGAAGGCGATAAAAGATGGGGTTCTAAGGATATACGATATTATCAATCTGACAATCTTTCTAATCTTAATAAATATGAAAAATTTGATTTAGTTGTTGGTAATCCACCCTCATATTGTAATGTTGATCCTAACCATCCTTCATATCCTGAATGGGAGGGAGATTTAAGACCTTTTGACCCTGACTGGAAGTTAAGAAAAGAATTTTATGGTGATATTGCAAAAAGTATGACTGTGGATGGGGTTATTTTAATTAACGAGGTTGAATTATACAAAGACAAGGTTTTTATTGGAGAACTTTGGGATAATAGACCAAGGCCACCTGTGGGAGAATTTATGGATATGATTGAAGGGAATGGGTTGCGGATTAAGTCTTGTTCCTTTTTAAGAGATATTGATGGTGTTGATGTGTATATGATGGAGAGTAAAGTATGTGGTTCTTACTTGTGATTATTTTGCAAATAAATCCTCAAACAGGTCCTGTTGTAGAGGAGGTTCATATTGTCAAAACTTTTGATACGGGGAGGGAATGTAAGGATTATATGAACGCCACCCGTGCATCTGAAATTCCACCATTCCATAATTTGGGGTGTGTTAAATGGGGAGATATTTTTGTTTGATTCTGATCTTGTGATTGGGTTAAGGATATTAGAATTTATTACTTCTGGACTTTGTCTTTATGCTACCTATCTCTTGGTACATGGGGATGGGAGAGGGAGTTATTGGGGATTGGCGGGGCAAATGACGGGACTTTATTGTATTACGTGGGGTGGTTATTGGGGATGGTTGCCATTGGATTTGGCGATGGGGGTTGTTTATGGTAAGGCGTGTTGGGAAAGACTTAAATTAAAATGACACCAAGAGCGTATTTAAAAAAAATTAAATCAAACACACCCCTTATTGTTACATGGATGGATGCCGCAGATTCTTATGGGGTGGGTGTTAAAGTAGCTGAGTTAAGTAAATGGGCAGAGGAAAATGGGCCGACCCGTTATGATACCATCGGATTTTATATGGGGATTATTAATGAGCGATGTTTTTTAGGATTTAACAAGGATAATAGTTCAAAGGATGGATTGTACAGGGGTGTGGCGGAAATCCCTCTCCCTATGATAGAACATATCCATGCCCTACAAAGATAAGATAAAACAACTAGCATTTAATAAGGAATGGTTGAGGAAGGATAGGATTAATCACCCTGAACGTCATAGGTTATATAAAAAGACTTATTTAAAGACGGTGAATGGTAGGAGGTTGAAGGTGGCGGGTAATGCCAAGTATAGGGCAAATGTTAGAAAGGCCTGTCCTTCTTGGACGAGTATAGGAGAAATACAAAGTATATATAAAGACTGTCCTGATGGTTATCATGTCGATCATATAGTGCCATTAACCAATAATAAAGTATCAGGTCTTCATGTTCCTCACAACCTTCAATATCTCACACCCAAAGATAATAAGAAAAAAGGGAATAAATTTTAATGTCTGAAATAGATCTATTTTATGGTAAAGAAGGACCATCTCCTAAACAGGCTATATTTAGAGAATCTGCGGAGAGATATAAATTATTTGGTGGTGGAGTTGGGGGAGGTAAGTCTAGAGCCTTGTGTGCTGAGGCTATCAGGCAAAGTCTTCTCTATCCTGGGAATAGGGGATTTGCAGGACGTAATGAGGCAGAGGCTTTTAGAAAAACAACCCTTGTCACCCTTCTAGCTCTTATCATTGAAATTGAAAATTTTACTGGTCAAAGGCTTTTGGTTAAAAATGGTCATAACCAAACCAAGAAAGAAATTTCTTTCATCAATGGTTCTATGATTTTGTATGGAGGGATGTCGGGACCCGATGCAGATGAACGTATCAAGTCTTTGGAGATTGGATTTTTTATTGTAGATGAGGCTAGTGAGTGTAATGAGGATGTTGTGAATATGTTGAAGGCTAGGCTTAGGTGGAAATTACCGAACGATAAGTATCCTCGGTTTTTTGGTCTATTCGCCTCTAACCCTGAGCCAGGGTGGCTTAAAAGTACCTTTGTCGTACCACAACAGTTAGGTGAGCCAAAACCTGACCATCTCTTCGTACAATCGCTCCTTAAAGATAATCCGTGGTTACCTCCAGACTATCTTGAAAATTTAAGGAGGGATAATCCAGAATCTTGGGTTAAGAGATATGTGGATGGTAGTTGGGATGCGGTGGAAGGACAGGTTTGGCCTGAGTTTAATTATGAAGATCATGTCTTTCCTAGTTTAGCTCATGATTTTGAAATTCCATATCCAACAAAAGGAGAGGTCTTGCAGTTTGCTGCCCTAGATCATGGTCAAACTAACCCAACTTGTTTTTTAGGATTTTATGTGGATCAGGATGATAATATTTTTGTCTTTGATGAGTATTATCAAAAAGGACTTGTATCCTCACATTGTATGAATATTATGACTAGGTTTGATGTTAGTGCTTTTGAGTATATTTGTGCCGACCCTTCTATGTGGGGAAAGACTAGAGAAAAAGAAGGAAGAGCGTGGAGTGTATTTGACGAATACGATGAATATGATATATACTTAGACAAGGCTCAAAATGATCGAGCTGCTGGGTGGAATCGTGTAGGAGAATATCTTCGTACCGATCCTGAACACTATCATCCTATATTGGACAAGCAGGGTTCGCCAAGACTCTTCATCTCCGCTCGGTGTCGCAGTTTACTTAATGAAATTCCTGAATATGTATGGAAGAAATTAAGAGAGAAAGATTCTAATCCTAAAGAGGAGGCAAGGAAATTGAACGATCATGCTTGTGATGCACTAAGATATGGGGTTATGTCTAGACCTTCGCCTTATGAATTGAAAGAAAAAGATCAAGCACCTATTGGTTCCTTTAATTTTTATAAAGGTATGAGTACGATAGGTTTTAAGAAAGGATATATGGTCAATGGCTAAAGAAAATGTGCAGGATTGGGGGAATAAAATCCGCCATTCGAGAGAAAATCATGAAAAGATGGTAGAAAAACCTACCAAACTTTATCGCAATTATTATGCTGGGCGGCAATGGTCTCATATGGGAGAGGATAGTCGTACATCCTATAATAATGAGATTGTGGATAATATTGTATTCACGGCTGTATCTACCATAAAACCCGCTATATCACAAAATCGCCCTAAAATCTTCGCTAAACCTAGAAAATCTCAATGTATGATACAAGGTCAGATGGTAGATTCTTCTCTCCTCGTGCAGAGAGTTGAGATACTGGCTCAGTTCCTGTTCGATGAATTGGACGTAAAGGAGGAGACAGATAAGGCTATAGTTGATGCCCTAATAGGATCGTGTGGGTATGTGATGATAGGATATGATGTGGAGGTGTTGGAGGAAGAAGTCACCCCAGGGACCTTTTTAGACCATATTGAAGATGAAAATATTTATGTAAAGAGAGTTTCCCCACTTGATGTGTTGAGAGATCCCAACGTAAAAGACCATAATATAGATCATGATGAGTGGATTGCAATAAAATGGCAAAAAACATTAGAGGAAGTGAAAAAGGATTCGACCTATAAAAACACCAAAGACTTACAAATAAATGTTGATATTAGAGAAGATCAAGGGTTGATGGCGAAGGTTGATACGAGGATGGGAGGTAATCCCAAAGATCTTATTAGTGATTCGGGTATATTTGGTAGGGTTGAGGGTTGGGATATTTGGGATAAGAAAAATGGAAGACTTTTGGTTTATGTTGAAGGACATCATTCTTTTTTGAGGGATACTGATTGGCCTTTGGATTATGGAAATTCCTACCCGTTAGAGAGTGTTTGGTTTAATTATAACCCAGATGAAACTTATGCGGTGGCTGATACGGCTACTTACCAGTCCAAACAGGACTTTTTGAATAGGTTTGAGTCTAAGATTGTAGACCATGTTTCTAGGATTGCGGATCGTAAATATGCCTATGATGGGAAGAGGGTTAATCCGAATGAGATGGATAAGTTTGCTCATGGGCCATCGGGGACTTATATTAAAACAAAAGGAGACCCTAATACCGCTATAACGGTTGTTAAGGATTCTACCATTTCTCAAGATTTATATGCCACTGTCGCTACCATAAAACAGGATATTTATAGACAGGTAGGTATTGCTCAGTTTGAGAGTGGTGGGGCTGAAAAACTACAAACCGCTCAAGAAGGGCAAATGATAGGACAGGGAATATCGGCCCGTAGGACAGAAAGAGCGACTATGGTGGAGAGGTTCTTATCTAAGGTTATTAAAAAAATGTTAAAGATTGCTCAACAAACACTTCCTGCCGATACAGAACTACCTATCTCCCAAGATCAAGCTATGTCTATTAATGAGGAAACTCCTGGCGTTGTGAGAGGGAAAAAATTTCCTTTTCTTCCCATTGATAAGGAAATTATTGGGGGTGAGTATGCGTTTGGGATTGAGACAGGTTCAACTCAACCTACCAATGATACGGAAAGAATGCAGAAAATTTCTTCCCTAGTACAATATGCAGCCCAAAATCCTCTCATAGATCAGGTGGAGGTTACTAAGATTGCTCTTGAATGGGGTGGGTTTGGCTCATATATGTCCCGACTCATGAAAGACCCACAATTAGTCCAGCAAGAACAGCAGCAACAGCAACAGCAACAAATGCAAGCTATGATGGCTGAACCTCAGTTAAAGACCCAGGCCGATCTACAAAAAACCAAGCTCAAGACTGATACTGAATTGAAGGTTGCGGGATTGAAGGCTAATACAGAAAGAGGTAAGAATTTGGATGACGGAGCTGAGAAAGACGCAGATAGGAAAGTTAAAATGATGGATATGTTGATGAAAGCTGCAAATGACAGAAAAAAATCTAATAATAAAACATAGGGATTTTTATGAGTCATGAGACATGGACAGGATTTGAGGATGAGTTTGGGAGGGGAGAATTTGTTGCTAAAACAGCAGGATTTAAGTCGGATACAGCGGCTATCAATAATAGACTATCTAAGAAAAATTTAAAGAATACTAAGGTTAAATTCTTTACTGGACCAGATAGAATTAAAAAAGCAAAAGATTTTGCAAAATATTTAAGTTCTTTGTCGGAGAAAGTTAAACAAGAAAATAGTAGAAAATCTGGTTATTATGGGGGTAAATAATGCTTAAAGATCAACATATAGCTGGTGCAAAGACTAAAGCTAAGGTTAAACCAAAACTTAAAGAATATCAAAGTTTAACTGCTCTTAGAAGAGAATATGATGTTAGAAGAATGGCTGATGCTCTTGCTAGTAATTTAGATCGTATGCCTAAAGATGAATTAATGAGAAGAGTTTCTCCACAAAATTCAACTAAATTAGAAGTAGAAGCATTGGAGAGAGCTTTAGGCCATCCTAGGCATTATGAAATATCTCCTTGGATTGAAAATCCTGGACCAGAAGGATTTAAATTATTACCTTTTTCTGAGAAAAGAAAAAAACGTATGAGAGAAAAAAGAGGAGCAAAGAATGCCCCTATATGATTTTAAATGTAAATCATGTATGATAGAGTGGGAAGAGTTTAGTAAGATGGATGGTAAGGATGATGTTAGATGTGAACGGTGTGGTGGTGAGGGTGTTTCTCTCATAACCATAAGATCTAAACCTAATGTTTTTATGGAAGAGTACGATCAGGGGTTGGATGCTGTGGTTACGGGTCCCGCTCATAGAAGACAAATTATGAAGGAAAGACATTATGAGGAAGTTTAAATGAGCAAAAAAAAATTATTAGATACAGCAAAAGCGACTTTTCTAAAAATTTGGGATACGGTGGTTGAGCATAGAAGAATAGGAAAGAAGGACAGGAGAAAACCGCCACCCAAAGGAGGGGATGGCAGAGAACATCGTCAAAGGACAAAAGAACAGGAAAAGCCAGATATACCTAAAGATTCACGGGTTGGTTCTAAAGAGGCTGCTCTTCAAGAACAAGAAATGAAAATCCGTGGGGACAAATTTGAAAAAGAAGCTAAATTACAAGAGATTGAAATTGCAGCACATGCTAAGAAAAACAAAAGTACTATTGTAAAAAAGAACGGATCTAGACAATATTAATAATTAAATAGGGGATTTATTATGAGCGAAGGAACCATGATTGACCAAGGGGAAGCGGAAGACATTTTCGGTGAGGAGACCGATTTTGAAATTCGTCCTGAAGGTGAAGATGGACAATCTTCCGAAAATGAGGATGAAGAACTGGACGAGAATACAGAATCATCTGATGAAAAAGAAGGAGAATTCTCACAGGACTCTAAGTCATATAAGGAACTTCAGAGAGTCTATACGCAAGGACAAGATCGTATCAAGGATGTTGAGGGTCAGTTAGGCGAACTAGAGCGGGTCGCTTCTCAATATGGTGGAATAGATCGTATGGCGGAAATGATCCAATATGCGACTACCAATCCTGAAATTTCTGCTGCCATTCAAAAGGCTCAGCAGACACAAGGGACAGGGATTAATATGGATGAGCTTGACGACCAAGGTAAGAAAGCTCTCGAACTTGTGGATAAGATCGTAGAAAACAAACTTGCAGCTAGATTACAGGAGTACCAAACACATGAAATAGATCCGATAGTTGATGCCCATAGAGTGGATCGAGTAGAGAAACTCATGGGACAAATGGATGAAAAGTATGGTGATAGGTGGAGTGATTCTCTTGACTCTATGAAAAATTTGTCAGAGACGTTACCTAGAAATGTGCTTGTCAATCCTAGTTTTAATGATATGGAGGATCTTTTCTTCAAGGCTCTCAGAGCTGAAGATAAATTTGATGACTTTATGGGTGAAACATACCAGCAAACGATTCAAGAAAAGAAAAGAAGGTCTGTATCAAAACCAAAAACAACAAGATCCTCAATGCCAACAGGAGGTAAGCCAGCTAATATGTTTGAGGCTGCCGAACTTGCGGCTAAAAAATTGGGGATGTGATAGGAGTATAAAAAATGCCATCTCGTTCAGAAACCAGATCAATTGATGCGTTCTTGACAACAACGCTGGCAGAGTATGGGCGTACTTTGCATGACAATATCTTTGATGATGTTCCTCTTCTATCCTATCTTAATGGAAAATTGGGTAAGGCCTTGGCAGGTCGTGGCCCTGATTCTCAAATTAAGAAGGTATTGAATGGTGGGGAACGTATTATCGAACCATTGTTATATGGTCGAAATTCAACTGTTGATTCTTATTCAGGATCTGAAATGCTTGATACTACCTTACAGGATGGTATCACCAATGCTGCTTACGACTGGGCACAATATTCAGTCGCTATTGGTATTGAAGGTATTCAGAAACGTAATAATAAAGGTCGGCATGCCCTTGTTAATCTTCTCCAAGCCAAAACTACACAGGCTGAAATGACTATCCAAGAACGCTTGAATAGTGATGCCTACAAAGATGGTACGGGGAATAACTCTAAAAATATTTTAGGGTTAGGTGGTCATATCTCAACTACTGCCACAACTGGTGGTTTAGCACCCGCAACCCATACTTGGTGGAAATCCGAGGTTACGGCTAGTGTTGGTGCTTTTGCCAGTAATGGTATATCAAAAATGAGATCTATGACTAATACACTCACGATAGGTAATATATCTCCTGATATGATTATTACAACTCAGGATATTTATGAAGCCTTTGAAAATACCATTACAGACCAGAGACGATATACTGACTCTAAGGTTGGTGATGTTGGGTTTGAAAACTTGGTCTTTAAAAACCAGCCCATTATTTTTGATCGTGATTGTACAAGTGGTTATATGTATTTTTTAAATAGACGTTATATGAAATGGTGTGTGCATGCAGAAGCTGACCTTAAGATGGCTGAGCCTGGATTTCAGACTCCCATCGGACAAGATGTTTCTACAGCTCTCATTCTTTTCCAAGGTAATATGACTGTCAATAATCGTAGACGATTAGGTGTCCTAACTGGAATCACTACATAAGTCTATATAATTAATTGGAAAGGAGTTTTATATGTTTTCACATCAAGTAAATAGAACGGATGCTGATAAGGTATTTACTGTCGTGCATAATGTTGATGGTGCTTCCATCACTACTGGGCATGGGGTAAGATATGTTGGAGGTGTTGGTGCTGATAATGCTTCCGCTGATGGTATCCAAGCAGTAAAGATTAATGCTGCTGCTGATTGTTTTAACTTTGCTGGAATTGCTGTTCAGGACATTGCCGATACGGAGTATGGATTGGTACAGTCTTGGGGTTATGTTGATTCCATAATGCTCTCTCACGAGGGTACGAGTGTTACAGTAGGATCTGAAACCTTCGGGAAAGAGATTCTAGTTCCTGGACCTCCTAATGGTACTTGGACATCAGGCCAAGCTCCTCAAGGTCTTTCTACCTTCGGGTGGAAATATGTTCAGGTTTGGAACACGGCAGGTGTATCAGCTCAAGCATGGTGTAAGGGCTTTGTTCGTGCACTTTAAATCTAAGTAGAAAGGATAAATATGAAGAGGGGACGTATTTGTTTGAGATGTATGACTTGCGGATGGAGACTAGCTGATCCTTCTAATATAAAGGATCATGCTGGTCACCAACTGCGTACAGCTGTTAATCTTTCCATTATAGAGAGGACTAAATGGACATGGTGGATAGTAAGGGACAAGATTGCGTTAGCACTAAAAGGAACATTACTGTAAAAAAAGTTTTATTTGGTATTCCTAACGAAGGACATACTGAATGTCAGGCTTATGATAATAGGATGGAAATGACATTCCATCTTGGAAATCTTCAAGTACTCTCATCTTTAGGGTTGAGAGAGTATGGAGATAAAATTTATGATATTCCTCCCGATATTGAATACCAATTTTCGATATCAACTGTGGGTCAAGTACTCACGCCTCTTGCACGAGAACGACTCGCTGAACACGCCCATGATAATGGTTTTGATTATTTATTTATGATTGATGACGATATGTTGGTTCC